GCTTCAGTCAAACGCCCTAGGGTTGAGGTAAGGGGGGATTCGTGAAACCGGGACCCGCCCGTAAGCCCACACACCTCAAGATCGTCCAGGGGAACCCTGGCCATCAGAAGCTGAACCGTGCCGAACCCAAGCCTACGCCCACCGCGCCGACCCGCCCCGACTGGTTGGAGCCCGAGGCGAAGCGCGAATGGTCCCGCATCACGCCGGAGTTGGAGCGGCTGGGGCTCTTGACCGTCGTGGATCGCGGGGCGCTCGCGGCCTATTGCCAGGCCTGGGGGCGAGCGGTGGCGGCCGAGAAAGTCCTGACGACCTATGGCCTGACGTTCAGCACTCCCAACGGCTACCTTCAGCAGCGGCCCGAAGTGGCCATTGCTCAGAAGTCATGGCAACTCGTTCGCGCTTTCGCTGCCGAGTTCGGCTTGACGCCGAGCGCGCGCAGCCGGCTATCCGTTCAGAAGCCGGAGGATGATCCAGAGGATGATCTGGACTGATGCATGAAAGATCCTGGCTACTACTTCGACGAGGCGGCCGCCAACAGGGCGGTCGTTTTCATAGACCGCCTACAGCACACGAAGGGCGTCTGGGCGGGCGTGCCGTTCAACCTTCGCAAGTGGCAGAAGAAGATCATCCGGGAGGTCTTCGGGTGGAAGAACCCCGACGGGACGCGCCGATACCGGACGGTCTACATCGAGATTCCGCGCAAGAACGGGAAGTCGGAGCTGGCCGCGGCTGTGGCCCTCTACCTGCTCTTCTCGGACAGGGAGCAGGGCGCCGAGATCTACGGCGCGGCACGCGACCGCGACCAGGCGTCCATCGTCTTCAACGTGGCGGCCGACATGGTGAGGCGCTCGCCGCGGCTCCGGCGGCGCTCCAAGATCATCGACTCCTCGAAGCGCATCTACGTGCCGAAGACGGGCAACCTCTACCGGGCGATTCCGGCGGACGCCGCCGGCTCTCACGGCTTCAACGCGCATGGCATCATCTTCGACGAGCTCCACGTTCAGCCCAACCGGGACCTGTACGATGCCCTGACGACGTCGACCGGGGCCCGGGAACAGCCGCTCACCTTCATCATCACGACGGCGGGGTACGACCGGGAGTCGCTCTGCTGGCAGGTCCACGAGTACGCCCAGCGGCTCCTATCGGGCACGATCGAGGACCCTACCTTCTACGCCGTCATGTACGCGGCGCCCGAGGAAGCGGACTGGCAGAGCCGCAAGGTCTGGCGGGCCTGCAACCCGGCCCTCGGCGACTTCCTGCGTATTCAGCACCTCGTCGAAGAGGAGCGGAAGGCGCGGGAAATGCCGGCGGCGCAGAACACCTTCCGGCGGCTCTATCTGAACCAGTGGACGCAGCAGCAGTCCAGGTGGATCGACCTGGCGCTCTGGGATGCCAACGCGGGGCCGATGGTCGACGAGGAGAAGTTAAGAGGCCGCGATTGTTACGGTGGCCTGGACCTCGGCTCAGTCTCCGACCTGACGGCCTGGGTGATGGTCTTCCCACGGGAGGACCCGGAGGAGATCGAGGTGCTGGCCCGCTTCTGGTGCCCGGAGGCCCGGCTGAAGGATACGGCGAACCGCTACCGGGACGCCTATCAGGTATGGGTGCGGCAAGGCTGGCTGAAGACGACGCCGGGCGAGGCGACGGACTATGCCTTCGTCGAGGCTCAGATCATCAAGGATGCGGGTGCCTTTCGCCTCGTCGACATGAACATCGACCGGCTCTTCCAGGCGCACCAGACCTCGGTGAAGCTCACCGAGGAGGGCTTGAAGGTGGCTGGCTTCGGCATGGGATTCCTCTCGATGGCGGCGCCGATGCAGGACTTCATGCGGCGCCTGCTCGGGCGGAAGGTTCACCACGGGGGCAACCCGGTGCTGCGCTGGATGGCAGATAACGTGGCTGTGAGACAGGACCCCGCCGGCAACCTGAAGCCGGACAAGGCGAGCTCCCAAGGCAAGATCGACGGGATCGTGGCCCTGGTCATGGCACTGGACCGGGCGATGAGGCACGAGGAGAAGGCGCTAGAGTGGGTAGTCGTATGAAGTGGACCAGGCGGTTGACGCTTCCCTTCCGGGCCTTGGGCAGCACGCTCAAGGCCTTTTCGATGCGCTGGTCAGGCTCGGCGGGCTGGTGGCCCATGTTCCTGCCTCGCACGAAGTTCGACTACGCCGGGGAGATCGGCGATGGCAGCCGCTCCAACCTCGTCGTGGCCTGCATCAACTGGATCGCCCGCACGTTCCCTGAGGCCCCAGTCATCTTGGTGCAGGAGAACGCCGACGGCAGCCGGGAGGTCATCCCGCGCCATGCGATGCCCCAGAAGATCGAGCGCCCCAACCCCTTCTATTCCGGCGTGCTCCTGTGGATGGCGACGATCGCCGACCACCAGCTCACCGGCAACGCCTACTGGCTGAAGGCGAGAGCACGGTTGGGCGGCATCGCGGAGTTGTGGTGGGCGCCCTCCTGGGCGATGGAGCCGAAGTGGCCGGATGATGGGAACACGTTCATCTCTCACTACGAGTACCGCCCCGATCCAGGGCGAGAGGCCATCAAGATCGACCCGGGCGACGTCGTCCATTTCCGCTACGGGCTTGACCCGCAGAACACCCGCAAGGGCTTCTCGCCCCTGCGGTCCCTGATGCGGGAGATCTTCACGGACGAGGAAGCCGCCAACTTCACGGCTGCGCTTATGAAAAATCTTGGAGTGCCCGGCGTTGTGCTGTCGCCCGAATCGACAGACGCGAGGCCCAACGCCGAACAGGCCAAGGAGATGAAGGAAGCGTTCATGGCGAAGTTCGGCGGGGACCGCCGGGGCGAGCCGATGGTTCTGGAGGTGCCGACGAAGGTTCAGGTCCTCTCCTTCTCGCCCGAGCAGATGCTCCTCCGCGAGTTGCGACGGGTCCCTGAAGAGAGGGTCTGCGCCGTTATCGGCGTGCCGGCCATCGTGGTCGGCCTCGGCGCTGGCCTCGAGCGTTCGACCTTCACCAACATGGGCGAGGCGAAAGCCTCAGCCTGGGACTCGGTGCTTATCCCTGCGCAGCGGCTGATGGCCGCCGACCTGGAGATCCAGCTGCTGCCGGACTTTGACACGAAGCCGAACCGTGACGTTGACTTCGACCTAACGCGGGTGCGTGCCCTACAGCCCGCGATGAACGAGCTCTTCACGCGCATGTCAGCCGCCGTCAATGCCGGTTGGGTCACACAGGGGCAGGCCCTCCGCGCCGTGGGCCTCCCGGCGGGTCCAGAGCACGACATCTACCTGCGCCAGATGACCATCGTGGAGGTTCCCGCTCAGACGGCGACGAAGGCGAGGAAGCAGAGGAAGGCGATGAAGCGACAGGTGGCTGGGGTCCGCCGGCGCCTGGCTGCCGCACACCGCCCGATCTTCGAGAAGATAGCGGCCCGGCTGGTGGCCCGCGAGCGCATAGCCATCATGGCGGCCGCCGAGACCTCGTTCGGCTCCAAGGCACATGCCGACTTCGACGCTGCTGTGGACGCCTTCTACGGCGACTATGCGGGCGAGGTTGAAGGCGAATTCACGCCGGGCCTGCTGGCCTACGGTGAGGTCATGCAGGGCGCGGTGGCCAGCGAGGTCGGCGCTGAGGCGGGCCTGACGCCGGCGATGAAGGTCTTCCTCGCGGCCTACGCCGCAGCCTTCGCCGTTCGCTGGATCGGCTCCTCCCGGGGCCAGGTCGTCAGCGTCGCCGGCGATGCCGTGCGGGCCGGCGAGGACCCCGTAGCTGCGCTCACCACCCGCCTTGGCGAGTGGGAAGCGACGCGGCCGGGGAAGATGGCCGCCTGGGAGACCATTCAGGCGGGCAACGCCGTCGCCAAGCAGACCTACCAGGAGGCCGGGGTCCAGCGCCTGGTGTGGGTGGCCGGCGGGAAAGCCTGCCCCTACTGCGAGGAGATGGACGGGAAGACGACCGAGATCACCCGGACCTTCCTCGGCGCGGGCGATTCCTTGGAGCCCGAAGGCGCCGATGGGCCGCTGACGACGACCGTAGAACTGGGACACCCGCCGCTACACGACGGATGCGAGTGCAGCGTCATGGCGGGTTAGGAGGGCAACATGGAGAGAAAGGGCCTGAGCCTAGAGCTCAAGGAAGACGGCGCCGAAGAGGGCGCCGTTACCGCTGTCTTCAGCACGTTCAACGTCATCGACAAGGACGGGGACGTGACCCTGCCGGGGGCCTTTGAGGATGGCGCGGCCGTCAAGATCAGCGCCTGGGGCCACCAGTGGTACAACCTGCCGGTCGGCCGCGGCGCCATCAAGGCCGAGCCGGAGCGTGCGCTGCTGGTGGGCCGGTTCTTCATGGACACGAGCCAGGGCCTAGACACCTACCGGACCGTGAAGGGCCTGGCCGAGCTCCAGGAGTGGAGCTACGGCTACGATGTCCTGAAGTCGTCAGAGGGCCCGTTCAACGGTCAGCAGGTCCGCTTCCTCGAGGGGCTGCATGTCCATGAGATCTCGCCCGTCATGCTCGGCGCCGGCATCGAGACCGTGACGCTGGACGTGAAGGCCCAGGTCAAGGTCTGGGAGGAGACGGAGAACGAGATCCGCCATCGCATCCGTGACCCGGAGGATTTCGAGGCCGACTCCTTCCGGCGCATCACCCTTCAGGCCAAGAAGCCGCGGGTGTTCGCCGTCATCGGGAAGCTGAAGGGTGAAGACACGACGACCGTCCAGGCGCTGCGCTTCCCCAAGGACGACGACTGGACGATCGCCAGCGCCAAGAAGTGGGTGGCCGATCACCCGGATGTGGGGAAGAGTCTGCCCTACATCGAGAACGCAATCGCCTCACTTGCTGACGTGACTGCGTTCATCGTGCGCGCACGTTCGAGTGCGGACGTGAGCGGGAAAGAGGGACGGGTGCTGAGCGCCGCGAACCGGGATCGTCTGGCAGCCCTGACCTCTGCCATGCGCGAGTCGCTGGCGGAAGTCGACAAGTTGCTGGCTGAGACCGACCCGGGGAAGGCGAGCGCCGTCCTTCAGGAGTACGTGCGTTATCAGAAGATCAGGGCCGAACTGGCCGCAGTGTAAGGAGGAAACGTTGAACGCATTAGTAGAGAAGCGAGCGGAGCTGGCCGCGAAGCAGCAGGCCCTCCACGCCATCTTCGCCGAGGCCGGGCCAGACCTGGACCTGTCGCTCGTCAAGTCCCTTCAGGGGGACAGCAAGGCGAGGGCCGATGAGGTCCGGCGCCTGAACGACGAACTGACCGCCATCGGCAAGGAGGTCGAGGGACTCCAGGCGGTCGAGGAGGCTGCCGCCAACACCAAGAAGATCGGCGACGACCTGAGCAAGCCCGCCGGCCAGATGCAGCATCCGGCGGCGGGCGAGGGCGGGGGCCAGAAGCCGCCCGCCAAGAGCATCGGTGAGCTCTTCGTCGAGTCCGATGCCTTCAAGGGCTTCAAGCGCGGTTCGGGTATCGGCCCGGTGGCCGAACTCGACGTCGAACTGAAGACCGTCATGTCGGAGGGCCTCGGCTTCGCGCCCGAGACGACCCGCATTGGCCGCCTCATCGAGGCCGCGCTGGCACCGATCCAGGTGATCGACCTCATCCCGCCGGGCGCGACCGACCAGATCGCCGTCGTGTATATGGAGGAGACGACGAGCACCAGCGGCGCGGCGGAGGTGGCTGAGTCCGCTCAGGGCGCGCTCATCACCTGGGCCGAGTCGGCCTTCGCCTTCACGCAGCAGCAGAGCGTCGTTCGCAAGATCGCTACCTTCCTGCCCGTCACCGACGAGCAACTTGAGGACGTGTCGATGATCCAGTCGTTCGTCAACCAGCGCCTCGGGTTCTTCCTGCGGCAGCGGCTGGACGCGCAACTGATGATCGGCAACGGGGCGGCACCCAACCTGAGGGGCATCCTGAACGTCGTGGGCATCCAGACTCAGGCGAAGGGCGCGGACCCGACACCGGACGCGATCTACAAGGCCATGACCCTCGTGCGCGTCACTGGCCGGGCCAACCCGAGCGGCGTCATCCTGCACCCGCTGGACTGGCAGGACATCCGCCTTCTGCGCACGGCGGATGGCATCTACA